TTAAGCCCTTCCAGCTTCACCTTGACCACCATAGAGCCGATCCCCAAACTTGCGCTTCGGCGCGGCATTCTGCTTGTTTGGATCGAGCGTGACTAGCCACTCGTCGAGGCGCTGGCGAAGATAGCGCTCGCCGCGTGTGGATTCCGTGAATTGCAGCGGCCTTACTGGGCACACCTTCTTGAAGGTGTCCACGCAGATCCCGCAATATGACGCGGCGGATTTCAGGTCCATTGCGGCTGGCCAGTAGGGAAGGTTCGGCGTCGTCATCCTTCACCTCTCTTCGCCGCTTCCCGCTCGTTTGCAATCGCTGTCCCAATCGCCAGCAGAACTTCAAGATGGCTCATCGGCCGGGGCGAACCGGCCAGCTCCTCGGCTTTCGCGCGGATGTCCTCAGGGAAGGCATAGTATGCACGCGTGGCGGGGGTGGCGTTGGTCAGGTCGGGGATCATGGCTTCTCCTCGGCGCGCTGGCGGATCGCGGCATCGGCAAGCTCTTGGACTGTGCGATAGAATGCCGATTGAGATTCCGACATCGCGGCATATTCGGGATCGACATTGAGCCAGTTGCCACGCTCCCGTTCCGCGCGAACGAATTCAAGGCGGGCGTTGTAAGCAGCTACCGCATCAACGTAGGCTTCGCGGACGGCTACGATCTGGTCGAAGGCCTCGGCCCTGCTCTGTGCGGCGTCCGTATCGGCGTGGGTGATGTTCTCGTTTTTAGGGTCACTTTTAGGGTCATTTGGGCAGGTTTTTTCCGGCGTTTCACTGTTCGTTCCACTGCCGTTCTTGTTGACAGTTGGCGTGATCGGGGAATTCGCCGCTGCGGGAGGGCCGAAATAGAGCGGGCGATCTTCCAGGCTCTGCGCCAGAGTGAGGGCGCCGGGCTCCTCCTTCATGAAGCCATGCGCCCAATCCTGCGTGTAGTCGCAGAACGGGCAAATCCATCCGCGCACGATCGGGATAAGGGCGCCGAGGTCGCCATAGGCAGCGCGGTGGTTGCCGTCGCCCCGATTGGCGCAGGTGAACGGGTGGAACTGGCCCCCGGTTTGGTGCTTGCCGAGGTTCACGACTTCATCTGCGGTGAACACGTTTGTCATACCTCATCCCTCGACCGGAGCGCGCCGACCGACGCCAAGCGCTGGTTGATGATGGCGGTGCATCTGACGATCGCCTCTGCCTCGTCAAAGCCGCAGAACACGCCCCAAAGTGCGTTTGCGAGTTCGTGTGGATCGATCCCCTTCGAGGCCCAGTAATCACGCTCCGATCCAAGCTTGCCGGAGTGCTGCAGGGCGTGTTCAGAGGGCGACAGGGGAAGTGCGAACCGGTCGGGAACCTTTGTCCCTTTCCCGCGCCCATACGCTCCGTGCCATTGGCTGGTATAGGAGACGTGCGCAGCCTGGACGCCGTAGACGCCAGAGACCGCGCAAGGGAGGTGGTGAATAAACGCCAGATAGGCGGGCTTCTTCGCCGGCCTGCGCGCTGGTGTCGGATCCGGGCGGATCGAGTTGGCAATGCGAAATGCCATGGTCTACTCCATCATCTGTCGTTTGCACGGGCCGTCGCACCAGAACCGAAGGTGGTTCTTCCGGCCGGCGAGGCGCGCGTGAAGGAAACCGTCGCACTGAGGGCAGCGGACGCGGGCGGCGCTGAGGCCCTTCTTGATCATCTGGGCCTTCATCTTCATGCCGTCGGTCAACGTCGACATGATCGAGGCTTTGTCGAATGAAGCGCTCATACCGCCTCCCGGAGCATGTTTCGCTGAACCTGCTTGATGAGTTTTCCGCGCACCCGGATCACGCGCAGGACGCGCGCCTTGTCGCACTCGAAGGAGAAGCCAGCCCGCAATGCGTCAGGATCCGGGGTCAACTCGCCGATCGGCTCGACCTCATAGACCTTGCCGCATCCGGACCAATGCATGCAGGCGTAGAGAAGCGCGCCGTGCTGATCGGTGCAGACATAGACCTTGTTCGTGTTGCAAACGCCGGCGGCGCCGAAGCGCGCGGTTGACGGTGCCTTTGTCCTTGCCGGCGGCAGGACGAACTGGCCGACGGTCAGGCCGCCGAATCCGCCGTGGAAGTAGCGAACGGCGCCGGTCATGCTTCTACCTCATCTTCCTCGCGCTCGATGTTCAGCCGCTCTGCAACTATCGGGTGATGTTCGAGAAGCCACGGACCGAAATCAGCGAGCATGTCGCTGTCTGCGTGCTGGAACCAGGTGAAATCTTCACCCCAAAGGCCGGTCTCTTCGGCGTAGGCCATGCCGGCCGCGCGGCACTCGACGTGCTCGTACTGGGTGTAAAAATGGCCGTCGTATTTGCCCGCGGCATAGTATGCCGGAGAGCCGGTTTCGATGTTTCGGCCGCACTGCTCGCACGCATGGGGCTTGCGCGTGGCCTTCAATTCCCGCCCGGAGTGGAAGTCGTCGAAGCTCACGCCGCAACCCTCCGCACCTTGGCTTCGCGTGCGAAGTCCACGAATTTCAGTTCGGAGTAGCTGTCGCTGACATCGAGGTACGTGCTGTACTTCGCGTTGCCGATCGACTTGGCCGCGATGACGACGGTGTGACCGCCCCATGTGACGCTGTATGGCTGCCAAGGATCGCCGATCGCTTTGAGGTGATCCTTCAAGGCCCTCCGGCCGGCGTCCGTCACGGCGAAGAATGCCATGTCGTCTCGCCGTCCAAGCTTCTCCCAGTTAGGGGACGCGGCGAATTGCTTCGCGTCTTTCCCGTCAGCCCCAGTCGCAAAATGGTTGCGGTAGGTCTCGCCCATCGGGTCGACCGGACGGCCGAGCGCATGGTCCATGTGGTCCATCGCCTTGTCTTTGAGGTAGCGATTCACACGCGGATTGTTCATGCAGCCAACTCCTTCGCGCTGTCGACGAAGTGAGCCCGGTATGCCCGGTCAAAGACGGCTTGGAACTGCGCGACAACATCGTCGGCGCGGTCAGCATCGACAAAGGTGGCGGCGAAGCTCGCATGCATCTGCATCATGTACGCGGCAATGCCGATGAGCATGTGATCGACGTTCGCGCCCGGTCGCTGGATTTCCGAGTTAACGAACTTGACCAAGCTCTCATGGACGGTGGAGACGGACATCCGAGCGACAAGGCTCGTGATCGGATCGTCGCAGGTCAGCGCGTCCAGTTCGGACATGCTTCCAGGCAAAAGACGGGCGTTCTCGGTCATGCTGCGGCTCCCGCGTTTCGTTGTGTGGTGCCGCGCTCAACCCCGATCAGATCGTCGAGGTAGTCGAGGACGGCCGTTTTGCTTTCCTGAAATTCCTGCTTGTCCATCGCCTTCATTGACTGGCTTTTCGCCACGTAGCGGGTAACGGTCGCTTCCTTCACGTCGACAACGGAGAAAGCGTCAATCGGGCGGATGAAGGCTGCGAGCCTCTTTGCCTCGGCTTTGCTAGAGCAGACGATGGTATGCGTGTCGCAATAGCCCTTCTTGATCAGGGCATAGGCCCGGAGGTGTTCGGAGGATTCGGCGAATGACATCCCGGCGTAGATTTCCGGCAAATTCTGCCAAGCCTCGGCGACCGCGGCGAAATAATGATTGTGGCTCGCCTTGCTCCGGTCGTTGTGCTCCGCGAGCGTATAGAACTCGCCGACGACGAAACGCTTGTCGCATTCGCGGGCCCAGTGCCGGTTGGCCGGCTGGAAGGCCTCGCCGTTCCATTGCAAGAGGACCGGGCCGCTCATGTCAGCCCGCCATCATAGGGTGATTGCGGAGCTCGGCGTCCGTGACGGGTCGGCGCCGGCTCCTGGCCGTAGCGTCGGACGCGCTCAACGATCTCTGCCAATTCCTCATTGAACCGCTTCACGGCCGATGCGAGCGACACGATGTAAGGGCCGTCGCGGTAAGCGCGCTTCACAAAGAGAGGCATCTTCGGCCAATAGACGACGATGTCGATCCACTCACGCTCGGCCACCCAAAGCGCGCCCTGGCATTGCGCCTTGTGCTCCGGAGGGAAGCCGTCGCGCATCAAGCTTTCGATCAGCAGGCGAGGGAGTTTTGACTTAGCCTCGAACATCCCATCGTTGCCTACCAATCCATCGGGGCTCGCGCCTTTATCTCCATTTCGGATAAATCCAGTGCGCTGGATTTCAGCATCGGTGATGAACGAATACATCTCGCGGGCTTCAGGCTCATGGATGTGGCCGCGCTCCATATGAGAGTTCGAATAACTCTCGGTCGGCTCGCCGGTGATGATCTCGCCTGCAAGGTCATAGAGATAGTCTTTGCGGGTCTTGCTTTCTCCGCCGCCACGGCCGGACGCCATAACGGTATGGAATTTCGACGCTGTCGGAATGCCGGCTCTAGCTTGGTACCATTCCGGAGAGTTCTGGTCGCAGTCGAAGATCTGGATCATCGGCCGGTCCTTTCCTGCTGGCGGCGCTTGAGCATGTCCATAGCTCTAGGGAAGTCAGACGCCGGCATGTCGGACAAGCGCGCGATCTTGCCGATGGCGCACACACGAGCTTCATCGGCCTCTGCAACCTCGATCATTTCCCGAAGTTGCATCACCTGCTCTTCGGAGATGGTATCGATCTCGGGTTTCGGTGGGTTGCCGTCCTTGTCGTCCAGGAAGGCGAGATCGAGTGCACTGGCCTTTAGATACCTCCGGGCATACGTCTGCGTGCTGCCTTTGGCTTGGATCGCGGTCTTGTTGACCTTGCCGCCGGAGCCGGCCGCGTCGAGCGGGAAATCGTCCTCGTAAATCTTCTCGTGTCCGCCGGAATGCCCAAGGGTCAAACGCATGCGGATATGGCCGGCTAGGTCGCAAGGGACCGGGCAAGAGGTGGTGGAGAAGCCGTGCTTTGTCAGGATGGGCGTCACCACGCGCTCGATGTCGGCAAGATCCGCATACTTGGACTTGGTGTGATCGTTGTCGTTGGTGCGGAAGATCGGGCCGATTTCCTTCTGGACCAACGAGAAGGCGGCAAGCCATTCCCGGCGTGCGGCGTCTTCTCGGTCCTCGCGTTCGATCCGGCGAATCTCGGCTCGTTCATCGGCGCGGACCTTCATGATGGCGGCGAATTTATCAGCATCCATCTTGTCGTTGCTGGCGAGACGTTCGATAACGCCGAGGAGGCCGTCAGAGTGGACCTCGTTATCCTGATAGGGAGCAACCTGCGTGTCGTGCTCGACTGTCGCAATCTGGTTCATGATCACATCCTCACGGTGCAATGCGGGATTTTCCCTGCGATCAGGGCTTCCGCGATGGCTTCAGGGGTGGCGCGGCCGGACATGGTGCGGAGAGCGTCGGCAATGTCGGTCGCGATCTTGGCCCGGTGGGCGGCGTCAGCCTCGCGCTTGGCGCGGGCGTCCTCTTCGGCTTTGCGTTCAAGGGCGATCCGGTCACGCTCGGCCTGGGCAGCTTCTTCGACTTCGCGTTTGTGGCGCTGCTCGTCTTGGGCCTGCTTCCTGGCTGCTGCCTCTTTCGCGTCGGCCTCCGCCTTCGCGGCTGCAGCATTGCGGGATTCTTCGGCCTTCGCTGCATCTTCGGCAGCCTGCTGCTGCATTGCGAGGGTCAGGCTAGCCAAGGCGCCCTTGCGGACGGCGTGCAGCTCCTCGGCATAGACGCCAAGCTCATCGATCAGCGGCGGCAGCTTGCGCTCAAGCTCATAGATCAGAATGCCGTAAGGCTGAGGCTCTCCTCCGATGAAGCCCTTTTCGACTTCCTCGATGTACTGACGAGCTTTAACGGAGCGATCGCGCAACCGGACAGCAGCTTCCTCGGCCTCGCGCCGCTGGCGATCTTCTTCTTCCTTCGCAGCTTTGAGCGCGCGCAGCTCTTCCAATTCGCGCGCATCGGCTTCACGCTTCTCGGCAATAGCGAGGCTTTGGCGCAAAGCGTTGACGGCGCGGTCCTTCGCAAGGGCAGCCTCGTCCCGGTATTCTTGCCAGTCCTCGCCGATAGCGGTCGCTTCGATCTCGGTGAGAACAGATCTGATCTGATCGGACGGGCAATTGGCATCGGCGCGGCCGGCGTCGAGCGCGGAGAAACGAGCTTTGAGGGTGTCGATGCGGGCTTCCTCGGCAGCTTCCCAATCATCGACAGGCTTGCGAACACTCGCCTGCAGTTCTTCAAGGCGCGCTTCGATCTTGTTCCGGGTCGCATTGACCTTCGTGGTGTTGTCGCGCCATTCCTTCGTCAGGGCGAGGCCCTGCTTATCCAGAGTGGTTTTCGTCTTCGCGATCTTGTAGGCAAGCGACTTGATTTCATCGCGGCCCTTCTTCGTCGATACATCCGGCTTATGCTCGGCGACGACCTTCATGATCTCGGAAAAGAGCTTTTCGAATTCGGCCTCGTCGGTGAACGTCGCAACGTTCGGGACGGCCGGCAGTGTGATGATCAGATCGGTGGAAGTGGACGTAACATCCATCTCAGACGTTCCTTTCGTTGGGCGACGACTTCCTGAACCCGGTCGGCATTCCAGAAGCCGGCAGCAAGCACGCCGAGGACAGCGGCCAGGAAGATCAGGGACATGGCGAGTGAGTAGCTTGCGCGGTTGAACTGCTTGAGCGCTTCAAGATCGTCGTCGCGATCGACAGCGCAGCGGTTGCAGGTGCAGCCGAACTCGGAGGCGGGGCAGTCCTTCATTGGGCTGCCTCCATCTGTGCGGCAACCGAGACGCGGGCGCGGTTCTCGTATTCGCGCTGGTCAATGTAGAAGCCCTCTCCGAAGCCCGATGCCCGGAGGATCGCCAGCACGTCGTCGATTGCATCGTTGTATGCTTCGTCGTCGGCGCATTCGTCAGCGCCGCCGAGCGCTTCAATTTCCCGGTACAGCTCGTGAAGCTTCACGCGACGCCGGCTCATGCTGCGCTCCGCTCGACCGAGACGGCTTCGGAGAGGAAGAAATCGGGGAAGGTCGAATAGCGTTCGAAGCGCTCGACGGTCGTCCCGGGGAATGCGGCGGCTTCTTCGAGAGCCTCGTCTTCGCGACGGAACTGCAGAGCGTCGTCGACTTCGTGGGAGAAGAAATATTCGTTGGTAAGGACCCGGCCGACCTCATCTTCAATCCTGTATCGGGTAACCATCGCCATTGCTTCGTCCTCTCGTCAGCGTCCTGCTGTAAAAGGATATAAGCACAACTAGAAAACCGATTCAAGCAAAACTTTAAAGCAAAACTAGAAAACGCCTCTCGACTCTTCGGCAAAAAGAATCAATTGTGAGAACAAGACGTGAACAAAGGAGAAAGGAATGAGGCTGCCTACGAGCGAGCCACTCTTGGGAGATGTGGCGTCCGTGTCTGTCGAGTGTTCAGATTGTGGGAGGGCGCGCTGGTGGCAAGTCGGCCAGTTATTGCGCTTTCCTGGCATTTTCGGCGGGACGCCGCTGGCGAAACTGTCGGCCCGGCTTACTTGCTCCGCCTGTCAGGAAGACGGGCTGCCGGGGAAGAGCATTTCCGTCCAAGCCCTATTTGTGAGCGAGAGAGAGCGCGTTCGAGTGGAAGCGCATATCCTCAATAGCCGAGAAGTTCTGCCAGAGGTATCACGCGCCATAGCGCCTTCACGGCGTACCGGTTGAACGTCAGTTCCTTTGGCGGGTTGTACTGGCTGACGATGATCTCGGATGCAGTCCGCCGAACGAAGTACTTGATGTAGGATTTCCCGACTTCCCCTTCATTCTCGGGGAAAAGCTCAATCACGATGTGGTCGCCAGGTACTGGCTCTCGGCCGCCAACGTATATGAGCTCGCCGGGGAAATAGCGCGGCACCATGCTGTCGCTGATCGTATGAAGTGCGAAAGCCTTCACCACGCCGATCAGCCCGGGCGGCCGGCGAACGAAGCCTTGGCGTTCACCGTTGAACCTGAAATCACCATCGTCGCCACCGGCTGTGGTTCCGAGGACTTCAATATCCAAGGGACCGGAAGGCGGCGGGGCAGGGTCGGTCACGCGCTCGGCATCTGCGAGCGGCTCATCTGTTAGGCTGACGACTTCGCCGTGGCTAAGCGCGCCCTGATCGACGCGAAGGAAATCGGAGAGCGCGATCAGGTTCTCGGTCGAGGGCAGGTTCTTGCCGCTCTCGTAGTTTCCGATCGCTGCAACGTGCACGCCGAGGTGTTCGGCGAGTTGCCGCATAACCAGGCCGCGCTGTTTTCGCGCCTGCTTGATTGCTGCACCCACAATCTTGGCTTTTTCCTTCGTGTCCATAGCCAGCATGTGAGTTATGGAACCCCATATCGTCTATAAAAGTTTTGCTTGAACATATTTTCTAGTTATGCTTATAATCAGGCATGAGCACAGAACCCCTCCCACTCACCCTGGTTTTCAAGCAGGCAGGCAGCGCCAGCGAACTGGCGCGTCGGCTTAAGATCACGCCTTCTGCCGTGTTGCAGTGGGACAAGGTCCCTCCGACGCGCGTTTTGGAAGTTGAAAGGATCACCGGAGTTTCGCGGCATTTGCTGCGGCCCGACATCTTCGGCGCACGCCCCATCGAAGGGGTCTCGGCATGAGTGCTGACGCCCAGATCATCCCCGAAGACATCATGAAGGCAGCCGAAGAGGCGCTGGATAACCTTCTCTGCAATTGCGCCGAGTCCTGTGGCGGTGCAGCCGGGCTTCGCAAAGCGTCGATCGAGGAGATCGCCAAGGCCATCCTCGCCGAGCGCGAGCGCTGCGCCTCCGTGGCGGACTATTTCAGTCAAGCCTGCGTCTGCTCCGAGTGGACAGAAGAAGCGCGGGGCGCCGGCTACTACGCTTGCGCTGACGTGGCCACCTCCATCCGCAATCCATCCCCGCCGAAACAGCCGTCGCCGCCTATCAGCGATGACGACCTTCCGTTCTGAGGAGCCACCATGTCCGACGCACACGGCATTGCCCGCGACCAACTCCGCGCTTTCATCGAGCGCATTGAGCGTCTCGAAGAGGAAAAGAAGTCGATCGCCGACGACATCAAGGATGTCTATGGCGAGGCGAAGTCGATGGGCTTCGATAGCAAGATCCTGCGCAAGGTCATTTCGATCCGCAAGCAGGACGCTGACGAGCGCGCCGAGCAAGAGGCGATCCTCGACACTTACCTGCACGCCCTCGGCATGATCGATCAGCCCAGTTTCTTCGACGATGAGCCTCGCCAGTCCACGCCGGTAGATCGCAAGGCCCGCGCCGCTCTCCGCACGTCCGAGGCGATGGACGACAACAAGGCATTCTCTGCTCAGTTGCTCGCCGATGGTCTCATCTCGGAAGAAGCACACGCCGAAAACATCGCGCTCTCCGACGCTGTTGCCATGAAGCTCGGAGCTGGTGTGATCGATCCAGAGACCGGCGAGATCCTCGACGATCAGCCCCGCTCCGACGGCGGCCTGAACATCGTCACCAAGCATTCCGAGATCGCCACTGCCTCGCAGGGCGGAACCGCATCCCCAAGCCCTGACGCTGAGTTGAGCAGCGCCGGCGCCAACACAGGAGGCGAAGATGTAGACCGCAGCGCGGAGCGCGCCGACATAAACGCCGTCGCAAGCGCGTCTGGCCCGGACGAAAAACGGGCAACCGATTTGAATGCCAACGACGACACGGCTGTGGACGCGATCAGCGATGTACACGGCGGTGCCGGATCGGGCATGGCGAGGACGGAAGCTTCTGCCGTGACAGCCGGAGAGACGGCACCTATTCCGAACGAGCGCTGCCTGAATCCGGCCGGCTGCAACTTCTCTCATCACCCGAACAAGATCGCCTGCTCGCCGTGCGGACAGGCTTGGTTCAAGCGTCGGGAAGCGGAGCGCGCGGCATGAACGAGCCTGAGATCGTATACGTGCGAACCTCCAAATCCAAAGACTCCACGGCCCAGAAAGCAATTGAGCACGTGGATCGTGGGCTTGCCTTTGAGCGCGCTCAGGTATCGCGCGCGGTCCCCACCAACTCAGATCAGAAGAGGGCTGCATGATGATGAATACCTTGCTTGTCTGTGGTGCTTCCATCGGCCTCGCCGCCCTCGGCGCGAAAATCTTCAGCACGGCCTGCAACGAAATCGGGAGGCTCGCTGCTGAGCGCCGCGACCTGATGGCTGAGAACAAGTTCCTGAAAATGACTGATGACGAACTGGCCGCCCTGATCCTGGCGGACGTTCGCGACGGTCGTTTCTGAAACACGAACCAGCCGGCCACCTCCACCGGCTATCGCGGGCCTTCGTCTTCTCCTCCTCCCAAGCCGGAGGCCCGCAAGACTTTCACCCTGATCCGCTTGTTCGCCAAGTTCATAACCACGGCCCGAACAGCGTCACCCAGGGGAATAGGGGCCGGCGACGACGAGGTCACGTCGCCGGCAGTAGGGGCAGCTGCGGCGGAGCCCCTACGAAACGGAAAGACTTGGGAGGGACCGGCAGCCGTTGCAGCGGCGCCGTCCTCTCCATCGGAAGTAATGCCTGTACGCATCAACGTCTCCATCAACGAGATGAAGATCGCACAGGAGGCAGACAAGGTGTTGTCGAAGCGTGACAAGAATTTGTCGAATAAGGACAAGGTAATGAACGACACATTACGCGCCCAGCAACTGTTTTTGGAGGCGTATCCCGAGATCCGCTACGGGAGCGTCAAGGAACTTTATCGGCAAGCCCACAAGTTCATTTCCAAGCATGTGACGAAAGAACTGACCTTCCGGCGTATCCGCTCGATCAAGGAAGGCAAGGCCCGCCGCATTGATGGCGAAGAATTGGACGCACTGCGACTGGCAGTAATCGAGGAGAGCAAGCGTGAACAAACAGAACTCCGTGCCCGTCTGGCTGCACTGGATGCGAAGCTTGCCCGTGTCGACGAGGCTTTGGCTCGCACGAAGGTGGCGGCGGATAGCCGGCCGTAGGCTGGATTGGGCCGAGTACATCGCGCCGGAGCTGCGCGAGGAAGAGACCGAAAAAGGCGAGGATCAATACAATGGCTGAGCACTTGTTGTTTTCGCAGAACCTGACGGCGAAAGAGGTTCACCGGCCTATCGCCGAAACATACCTGGGGCAAGCCCATATTGCCGGGACCGGCCCAGATGGGAAAACCTGCCGCGAGTGCATATTCTGGCACGTCTGGAAGTCCCGGAAGCTGGCGGAGGGTATCGAGAAGATACCGGCAGATCCTGGCTACTTCGGCAAGCGTCACAGGAAAACGCCTTGCGAGCTGAAAAAGGCAAGGTGCAATCGCCCGATATTGAACAAGGCCAATCGGCTCATTCCGCATTCCGCGAAGGCATGCCGATTGTTCGAAGCGGCTGAACACGTCCTTCCAGCGAAGAAGGGCGTCTAAATCGATGCACTCGAGGACTACAGAGAAGATCGCCTTCCTCGATAGCGAGATCGCCGGATTGCGCACGCGAATCGGCAGTGGCGGAAACTCGGTCCAGCGCGCCAAGCTCAAGATGCTGCGCGATATCCGCGAAGACTATCAGAAGTCGATCGATGTTGCCGTGCGCCGAGATCAGGGAGATGCGGCATGACCTTCCTGGAAGCCTACGCCAAGTTCGGACCCGACACGATAGCGGTCGCCAAGGCCTTGGACATCAAGGAACACGAGGCCGACCGTCTCATCAATGCGCGATTGAACTGCAGCTACGCAGAGCGCCTTCACGCGCGCCGGGTCAAGAAGATCGCCTACGCCGGCAAAGAACCTTTCATGTCGGAGTGGGCGAGATGATTTCTGATCGCATGTCCGCCGCCGAGTTCCGCGCTATCCAGAAGGCAGATCAGTCTGAGACGCCCTCGAAGTACCGCAACAAGAAGACGACGGTCGACGGCATCAAGTTCGACAGCAAGCGCGAAGCAGAATTCTATTCGTCGCTGAAGCAATTGGAGCGCGCCGGCCAAGTCTACGAGGTCGAGCTCCAGAAGCCCTATGCGCTCACGGTCAATGGGCAGCTGGTCTGCACCTACAAGGCGGATTTCGCCTTCTATGACGCGATCCAGAAGCGCAACCGCGTCGTCGACGTCAAGGGCATCAAGACGAAGGATTTCGTCATCAAGAAGAAGCTGATGCGCGCCGTCTTCGGCATCGACGTCGAGGTGGTGCGATGAGCCGATGGATTCGCGTCCAGACTTCCATCTTCGATCACGAGGTGTTTGCCGCTGAACCGTTCAGCGAGCGTGAGGCCTGGCTGTGGCTCATCTCCAAAGCGGCTTGGAAAGACACCGTGCACCGCATAGGTGCGTCTGTCATGCCTGTCCCTGCAGGGAGCCTTTTCGTGACGATTCGCGAGATGCAGGCGGCATGGAAATGGACCTCGACGCGCCGCGTTCACCAGTTCCTTGAGCTGCTTTCCAGCCAGAACATGATTGAAACATGCTCTGAAACAGGAAAGACGCTCGTAACTGTCTGTAATTACAGCAAATACCAGAACGCTGAAACACATTCTGAAACACTGGAAGGTGCTGAAGCGAAACAAAAACGAAACACAAAAGACACCAGTACACCAGACACCAATACATCCTCACTCCGTTCGGATGTTTGCCCGGAGCCGGAAAAATCCGCTCCGGCCTCGCCGACGGCGATCGAGCTTCCGACCGTCAATGGCGACATGGTTTCGATTTTCGAGGCGGATGTCGCCGAGTGGTCCGAGGCCTTCCCCGCCGTGAACGTTCGCCAGCAGCTCGCGGCAATGCGTTCGTGGCTCAACGCCAATCCGAAGAACCGCAAGACGAGCAAGGGCATGAAGCGCTTCGTCGTTTCATGGCTTTCCCGAGAGCAAGACCGTGGGGCGCCACGCCAGCAATCCCCGCCGGTACAGCAGAAAACCGCTTTCCAGCTCCACCAGGAAGCATTCGCCAAAGAACTCGACAGGACCATCAACGGGAATGACCGATATGACGACCGCCCTGACAACGTTGTCGACCTTGCAGCAACAGATTACCGCTACAGCGGAACGCCTTCGCCCGTGCGGCGATGATGGCGTTGCCAAGGCGCTGAAGACCTTGCAGACGGCGGGGCTTGCCCTGTCCTCGACTATCGCACCTGGCGACGCGCAGACGGTCTATTCCTATGCTCTTGCCGGCCTCTCCCACGAAGCGCTGACCACGACCTGCAAGAAGCTCATCCGTGGCGAATACAACATCGATCGCAAAGCCTTCATCCCGATCCCGGCTGAGTTGGCGGCGATGGTGAGGGCAGAGCAGCGTCTCATCAGCGAAGAGCATGTTCGCCTTAGGGATACCATCGCCTCAATCGAGCTGTTGCGACCAGATAACGGGACCCCAGAGGATCCGGAGGCGTGGGCTCGGGTCCGGGCGATGCTCGCCGGTTTCCGGTCGTGGCACCAAGCCGAAAAAGAGAAGGAGACGCGCGGCTACGTTCCAGAAGTGCCGCCGTCACCGGAAGAAATCGAGCGTTGGAAAAAGATCATGGATCTCCCCGACGCGCGCTCAGTCAGCGCCGAGCAGATGGCCTACCGCCGAAAGATCGAAATGGACATCGATGCCGCGGAGCCCGTCGACGAGGAGCGCGCGGCATGAGCGATCTTTTGGACCTCCAAGCACAGGCAACTGACAAGGTCACCTCTGGTCAAGTCAAGGCTGCCATAGCCGCGATGCACTCTCCACCGTCGCATCAGACGTTCTTCGAGGTATCGAACGCGACCGGGTACGGCATCAAGAGCTACGCCGACGCGATCTCTATGGGCGTTTGGCCATCGACCGGCAACGAAATCCACGGCTTCGAGGTGAAGGTCAGCCGGAGCGATTTCCTGAACGAGATGAAGAACCCCGAGAAGGCGATGCCGATCATGCAGTATTGCCATCGGTGGTCACTCGTGTGCCCGGCAAGCATGGTCAAGCTCGACGAGGTGCCGGCAACCTGGGGCGTCTATTGGTACAAGGGCGGCGCTCTCAAGAAGGCGCGGCAGGCGCCGCTGCTGGAGGCAAAGCCGCTAACTGCTGCATTTGTGGCGGCGCTGGTGCGGCGAGCCGGGGAGGCCGATTTTGCCGTCGTCAACAAGGCCGTGAACGACGCACGCGCCAAATGGGAAGAGGGAAAGCAGCGCGAGATCGAGAGCGAGGTTAGGCGTCGTGTTGGCAGTCGAGATGCTGCCACAGATCTCCTGGAGGCCATGGAGGCCGAGTACGGCAGGAAACTGAACGAGTGGGATCTCCAGAGCCTTTGCAAGGCCGTCGCTGTCGCCGCGCGGCTTGGATTGCACGAGAGCTGGAGCAGCCCCGTGGCCGTCCTCTCCACGATCGAGGATGCCGCCTCCCGTATGCGCGAGGTGCTCTCCGGCGTTGGCATCGATCTCCCGAAGTCGAAGAGGAGATCGGCATGACCATCCAGCGCCGCACCGTCGACATCGAGGCTGCAGCGAAACTCTGGAGGGATGATCTCTCTGCCTCCCAGATCGCCAAGCGCTTTGGCGTCAGCCGAAACGTCATCGTTGGACTAGCCTTCCGCAACCGCGGTCTGTTCCCGTGGCGCGGTGATGTTGGGAAAAAGGCCCGCGTATCCGGTCCAGCAAATACGGCGCGGCGTCGCAACCAGGCGCCGGAACTGAAGTCGGAACCGGAGATCCCGCCGAACGCTTACGACGCTCAGCGGCTCCAATCCGCAAAGCTCCTCCACCACCTCACGGCCGGCGAATGCTGCTGGCCCCTAAACACCGGCGGCCCGTACCTGTTCTGTGCGGCGGAAACAACGGGTCGCTACTGCCGAAACCACCATGCTCGGTCATTGCCGAAGAACGAGGGAAAAGCATGAACAGATCACGTTGGTACGCAATCAGGACAGCTCCCGGCTATCAGCGCATGGCGGCCGTCGACGAGCGTCTCCCGGAAAACCGGCGCATGGAATCCATCATCGAGCGGAACTGCCGCAAGGACGGCTTCGACATCTTCATGCCGTCCTTCTACAAGGAGTTGAAACACCACCGGACGAACGAGATCATCCAGAAGCGGTTCCCGTTCCTTGTCGGCTATGCCTTCGTCAACCTGCCCAGGCTGAACTTCGAGGAGCTCCGGAGCGTCGAGGGTGTTGTGTGCTTCCTTCGGGGCGCGAACTATGGCCCGCTCGAGTTCCCCGACGCCACGATCGAATCCCTGTACTTCGCCGAACACGAGCGCCGGCAAGCCTTCCTCTACGAACAGCATTGCCGGAAAGAGAGTTGGCGGCAGGAGCGCGTCCACCACTTGCGCGGCCAACTCCGCAAGATCCTCCCCAAGGGCAGGAAGGCCCGCGTCTCGATGGTCGATCAAGCCGAGATGGCTATAGATTCACTGAGCCCTCAGATCAAAGAGCGCGTGCAGAAAATTATCAGTGAATTGAACGGTCTCACCAGCGATGTAGATGTTGAAAATCTCCGCCAAGCTGTATAGATTTTCTGCAGTGATTTGCGGTTGTCACAGTTGCGGACCTCACAGAGGGAATACTCGCCGGACCGCTGCCGAAACCATCACATTCGGCGCATGGGAGAAATGCGGCCAAAATCTATTGGCCTATTTTACCTCTGCTGCGGTTAGCTCTTGGTTTTCGACGTAACCACGTAAATTGCATCCCCGACCGTGATAACGGTCTTGGCCACGTCGTCTGAAAGTTCGATATTGAACTCGTCCTGAATCATCATGACGATTTCAGCGACTTCGAGAAAGTCGGCGCCGAGGTCATCGACCATAGACGCGTCGTCCACAGCATGGGCAGGGTCGACGCCCAACTGCTCGACGATTATTGCTCTTACACGGTTAGCGACGTCCGCGCTGGATTTTTCCACCGGTGTCCTCCCTTAAAGCCTGATCACGCTTCTCCCGGCATGCTCGGGCACCGAGGCGTGAGCATAATCATCGCTTTTATACCATTAATCTCGACGTCGCAGACAGGGCATCTGGTAAGCCGCGTGGCTCATAACCACGAAAGACCGGGTTCGATTCCCGGCCCATGAGTACGAGGAAGGCAACGCCGGCTCTTCCTCACACAAAATAACTTAACATGGTGGGCAAAAGCCTCAGCCGGGGTGGCGAGCGCGAGTGGCGCATCCTAAATAGGCGACTAGAGGTTAGCGCTCAGCCAGCCTCCCCATGTAACTAGTCCCGTTACCGCTCGAAGAAGCGCACCGAACGGGCTACTCCCAAACCAAAGAGGTCACCGTGGCAAAATACCTCGTCGAGCCTTTCGATACCGGCCCAGAAGGCCTAAAGAGCATGGAAGCCTTCATCAACGAGAAGGCGGCCGAGGGATATACCCTCGAGCGGGCGGTCCCGCGCGAGGGCTATCACTGGGTGCTTTTCTTCCAGCGATGATCCCGGCCAGGCTTGGCTAAACAAAAAGGGCGCCGACCGCTAGGTCGACGCCCATTGTCAGAGCAGCACGTTCAAGATCGCGGCGATGCCGAATAAGCAGGGCGCTGCGTTGATCGTGATGGTGACGCGGATCGTGGTTTTCTTCCACATAGGAATAGCCCTCGATCCCGTGCGCACGGAACCAAAAGGTTTCGTGTGACATGCCTGCCGAACGAATTCACCGTCGTTCACAGGAGCATCGGTCCATCTTCCACGTTTGCAACCGCTTCTGATGGGCCCCGTCGCACTCTGTTCCGGCTTCAGTTGGTGGTGGGCACGCCCATATCACTCCTAGACCGGTTCAGTACGGGCTTCGCGCTTGTCCATGCGGGGTGTTCAGGTGTGCGGCCTGAAGGCCATCCGGGGCGCGAAGTTGACAGCAGAAATAGCACACGGGATTGGAGGTATGAAGTGAGGCCACTCCCGTCGTCCTCGCTATTCACAGACATCGGTTCACCGACCTTCGCGCCGGCCGACGACATGCCGGAATGGATAGAGGCGACCTTCCTCGATCTGTCATCGCCGCTCCACAATCCGGAGCATGCTCACCTGGCACACGCCGAAATCGGCTTCCTCTGGACGGTGGTAGAGAACAGCCGCAAGGGCCGCCGCATCATCGGTCAGTGCGAAGAGGGAAAGCCTCAGGGCGCGATGGGCAAGTGGGCGCGCGCCCGAGCAGAGATGCAGGTCAAACAGTGGTTCGGATTCGTCCCGGATTTTATCATCACGCTTGACGCAGAATACTGCCGGGCGTGTGGGGATGCCGAATTCATGGCGCTAATTGAGCACGAGCTCTACCACGCTGCGCAAGAGACCGATGCCTTCGGCGCACCGAAGTTCAGCAGGTCGACCGGCCGCCCGGTATTCACCATCCGCGGACATGACGTGGAAGAGTTCGTCGGCGTCGTTCGTCGCTATGGGGCAGACGCGGCTGGTATCCGCGCGATCGTCGATGCAGCCAACCGGCCGCCGGAGATTGCTCCGGCTCAGATAGCCCATGCTTGCGGCACCTGCCAGCTCAGGGTTGCGTAAGTCTGATCACTCGCCGGCGCGAATGCGTTGCCGGTAGCGCTCTCGGTCCTCCTCGGTTGCCCCCGTGGAGAGCTCTTGGCCCGGTTCGAGCCGATGTGCGACAGGCTGCCATGGCCGCCCTGGGTTCTCTTGCTCCCAAAGCTTCTTGGCTCGCCGCTCTAGTTCGGGGTTCTGCACCGGCGCCTCCTTCATCCTGAACCTGATTGGCCGAGAGCATACCTTGATGGAGCCTTTATACAGAGATGGCCAATCCGAAATATTCAGACGAGGTGAAAACCTACGTCGTGCAGGCGCTTGCTTGCTTCGACAGCCCGGCCGTCGTCGCAAAAGCAGTCAAGGCGGAGTTCGACGTCGTCATCAGCCCTCAGGCAGTGGAAGCATACGACCCGACAAAGCGGGCAGGTCGGAAGCTCTCACAGCGGTTCCGTCTGCTCTTTGAGGAGACCCGCAAGACCTTCCTCGAGGATACGGCGACCATCGCCATCAGCCACCGAGCGGTCAGGCTGCGCGCTCTCCAGCGCATGGCGGAGAAGGCAGAGACGCAGGGCAACATGGTGCTGGCGGCATCGTTGATGAAGCAGGCCGCCGAGGAAGTGGGCAACGCCTACACCAATCGGCGCGAGTTAACGGGAAAGGATGGGAAGGACCTGCCGGTACCCGTATCGCCGGTCACGATCTTCCAGTTACCCGACAATGGCAGGAGCTGAGCAAGGGCAGGGCGCCCAGACGATCATCCGGCCGCAGCCGGGCCCGCAGACAGCATTCCTCGCCTCGGCGGCGGACATTGCCATCTATGGAGGTTCCGCAGGCGGCGGCAAGACGTGGGCGCTGCTTATGGAGCCGCTGCGCCATATCGCCAACCCGCAGTTCGGCGCCGTCTTCTTTCGCCGATCCACGGTGCAAGTTAGAAACGAGGGCGGTCTCTGGGATGAGAGCGAGAAGCTCTATCCGGCCATCGGCGCATCGCCCAAGGAGCATGTGCTGCAATGGAGCTTCCCATCGGGGGCTTCGGTATCGTTTGCTCACCTCGAGCATGACAAGACCGTCCTGAACTGGCAGGGCTCGCAGATACCGCTCATCTGCTTCGACGAGCTGACGCATTTCAGCGCCAAGCAGTTCTGGTACATGGTTTCGCGTAACCGCTCCATGAGCGGCGTGCGGCCTTACATCCGGGCGACCTGCAATCCTGATGCAGATAGCTGGGTAGCAGAGTTCATCAGCTGGTGGGTTGACCAGGATACCGGACTGCCGATCCCCGAACGGGCCGGCGTCCTTCGCTGGTTCGTCCGCATCGGTGATGCGATCATCTGGGCCGACAGCCCGCAGGACCTGGCACATCACACTGCGCCGAACGAAGACGGCATTGATTCGCCGATCCCGCCGAAGTCGGTGACGTTCGTTCCGGCGAAGCTCAGTGACAACCGGGCGCTGATGGCAGCGGATCCGAGCTATCTGGCAAGCCTCATGGCGTTGCCCACGGTAGAACGGGAGCGCCTCCTTGGCGGCAATTGGAAGATCCGGCCGGCCGCTGGGCTGTTGTTCCGTCGCGGCTGGTGTGAGGTGGTCGATTCAATCCCGGCCGGTGCGCGCTGGATGCGCGGCTGGGACTTGGGTGCAACACCGAAGACGGAGAGCAACGATCCGGACTGGACCGCCGGTACCAAGATCGGAAAGCTGCCGGACGGCCGGTACATCGTCGCACATCACTGCCGAGATCGCCTCTCGCCCTCCGGGGTAGAGCGGCTGATCAAGAACACTGCCGAATCGGACGGCAAGGACGTGCAGATATCGCTTCCGCAGGACCCGGGGCAGGCGGGTAAATCGCAGGTCACGAGCCTGACGAAGTTGCTGGCTGGCTTTACGGTTCGAGCGACACCCGAATCCGGCGACAAGATCACTCGGTTCAGTCCGTTCTCTGCGCAGGCGGAAGCGGGCAACGTGTTGGTGCTACGGGCCCCTTGGAATGAAACATGGTTTTCGTCGCTGGAAGGCTTCCCTGAGGCGGCCCACGATGACGACGCCGACAGCACCAGCCGATCCTTCAACGCGCTGCTGAGCGCAAGCACGTACACGCTGGCGAACGTTTAGGAGCGGACATGGCCAATATCTTCGCGCTCGTCCGCGACAGCCTGACAAACATGGTCGCCAGCCTGGGTACCAGCCGGGACAAGGCCGCGGCCAACGTCTATTCGATGCCGATGCTCACCGACGAGGAGCTGCTCAACGCCTATCGGGGCGCATGGCTCCCCAAGAAGGTCGTCGACATCCCGGCCTTCGACAGCATTCGCGCATGGCGAGACTGGCAGGCGAAGAAGCCGCAGATCGAGGCGATCGAAGCCGAAGAGAAGCGCCTGAACGTCATGGGGAAGCTGCTGGAGACCCGCATCAAGGCGCGGCTCTGGGGCGGCGCTGCCATGGTCATCGGTACCGGCGACCAGGATCTGACGGCACCGCTTGATGTCGAGCGGATCGGGAAGGGCGGCCTGAAATACCTCACGGTCATGACCCGTCGGCACCTCACGGCCGGCGAGATCGATCGTGACCCGGCGTCGGAATGGTATGGCAAGCCGAAGGCCTATCAGTTGAACTCGGCCGATGGCGCTCAGGTCGAAATTCACCCGTCGCGCCTCGTCATCTTCAATGGGAGCCAGCAGCCGGACGAGGACATCGTCACCACGACCTATGCCGGTTGGGGCGACAGCGTGCTTCTTTCCGTCGTTGACGCCATCAAGCAGGCCGACGGTACCGCGGCGAACATCGCCAGTCTCGTTTTCGAGGCCAAGGTCAACGTGATCCGCATTCCGGACTTCATGCAGAACCTCGGCAACGCAGAGTACCGCGCCAAGATCCTCGAGCGCTATACGCTCGCGGCCACGGCGAAGGGCATCAACGGCGACCTGTTGCTCGACAAAGAAGAGGAATACGAGCAGAAGACGGCCAGCTTCGCCACGCTGCCCGAAGTGCTCATGTCGTTCCTGCAGATCGTCTCAGGCGCCGCTGACATTCCGGCCACGCGACTTCTCGGACAGTCGCCGGCCGGCATGAACGCCACCGGCGAAAGCGACCTGCGGAACTATTACGATCGCCTGCAGGCAATGCAGACCGTCGAGATGACGCCGGCGATGGCCCGCCTCGACGAATGCATTATCCGGAGCGCACTCGGATCACGCGACCCGGACATCTACTATGAGTGGGCGCCGCTCTGGGGCATGTCGGAGAAGGAAAGGGCTGACGTGTTCAAGACGAAGGCCGATGCTGCCCGGCAGTTGGTCGGCACGGGCACAGGACAGGAAATAATCCCGCGTGAAGCGGTGTCCGACGCTCTCGTCAACACCTTCATCGAAGACGGTTCGCTGCCCGGTCTCGACGCAGCGATCGAGGAGTACGGCAAGCTTTCTGAACAGGAGCCGGATGAGGAGGAGCGCACCGCGGCAGCCACACAGGCATCTGCAGCAATGAATCCGAGCGGCTGATTAAGTGGTAGAGAAAATCACCATGAAAAGACCGGCCCAGAACAAGGCCGACAACTCAGCCGCCAACAGGAAACCAAACGCGGTGTCGCTCATGAAATCCTCCGTAGACAACCCCATTGCCGAGAGGACTATAACGGACGGAAACCGGTCCCGCTACTCACTAAGACGCAAGTAGCGAGTAAACCAGGATGCCGACGGAACCCCAGAAGCCAACCATTACCAATGCCATCGCGGCAACCAAAACCTTCGTCACGACGAAACTCCACGACTGTTATGAACGTCCAGAACCTAGCCCGTGGCTGAAGTCTTGGTAACGGACCATGGTCTGATCTCGCTGCTTCGTTCGAATTGCCATTGCCGTCCTCACTAGGGCGGCTTCTCTTTTGAGGCAACCATGAAATTCACTGACTTAGCACCGATCGCAGGCACGCGACGGACCGCCGACGGCTACCTTGTTGCTGACGTGCGCACCGCCCGCACTGGCATCCAGCTGTATGCCGGTTATGAGGTCAGCAAGCCGGACATGCAGGTCGTGAAGGTCTATCGGCCAGAGGAACAGGTATTCGATAAAGCCAGCCTCGGCAGCTACGCCCACAAGCCCGTGACGAACGACCATCCGGACGAAGCCGTCACCGCCGACAATTGGAAAGCACTTTCAGTCGGCCAGATCGGCGACGAGGTCGCCCGAGATGGTGAGTTCGTCCGCATCCCGCTTATCGTCATGGATGGTGCCACCATCAGCGAGATCGAGGGCGGCAAGCGCGAGCTCTCCGCCGGCTACACCTGCGATCTCGCATGGGAGCCGGGCACCACGCCAGCGGGCGAGACGTACGACGCCATTCAGAAAGATATCCGGATCAACCACGTCGCCATCGTGCAGCGCGGCCGCGCCGGATCAGAAGCTCGCATCGGCGACGGTGTGAGGTCGTGGGGCGCTGCCCCGTTCACCAGTGATCAGAAACCGAAAGAGGACAAGATCATGACCCTGAAGACGGTTACCGTCGATGGCATCCCGGTTGAAGTAACCGACCAGGGTGCCACGGTGATCGGCACGCTCCAGCAGCGCCTTGCCGACGCCAACACCAAGTTCGCCGATGCCGAGAAGGCACATCAGACGGCTCTGGCCGCCAAGGATGCCGAGCTGGCGAAGAAGGATGCAGAGCTCGACGCACTGAAAGGCAAGATCCTTTCCGACGCCGATCTCGACAAGCGCGTCCAGGCACGTGCCGATCTCATCACCAAGGCGCATGCGATCGCCAAGGACGTGAAGACCGAAGGTCTTTCCGATGCCGCCATCCGCAAGGCCGTCGTCGTCGCCAAGCTCGGCGATGCGGCCGTCGCCGACAAGTCGGACGCCTATATCGACGCCCGCTTCGACATGCTCGTCGAGGATGCCAGCAAGAACGGCGCCGATCCCTTCCGCACCGTCGTGCAGCAGGGCCTTTCGCAGGTCGGCGACGCCGACAAGGTCGTGACCGACGCCTATTCCCAGATGGTCGCCGACATGAAGGCCGGCAAGACCTCTGCAGCGGCCAACTAAGGAGGCGCTTCAATGGCTACCTACCAGACCACTTATGGCGCGGCTCCCGCGAAGGGACTTGCAGGCCAGATCGCTTCCGAAGAGAAGTGCAACAAGGTCAGCCGCACTGTCGAGACGGCGGCCGGCATCAAGTTCGGCGCTCCTGCTCAGCGAGGAGCCGGCAATCATGGCGTTGCCATCCTCACCACCGGCGACTTCCTCGGGCTCGCAGTGCTCAACCCGGCGGTACCGCCGAGCGCCAGCAATCCCGACGCCTATCCGCAGTACTTCACCGGCGCCTTCATGACGATGGGCACGATGTACGTCACGGCGGGTGCAACGGTCGCTGCCGGTGACCCGGTCTACTATGTGACCGCAACCGGCCGCTACACGAACGTTGCCAACGCCGGCGCCAATCCGGCTATCCCCGATGCCTTCTTCGAAGAAGCGGGCACCGACGGCGCCATCGTCCAGATCAGCCTTGGCCTGCGCCATCAGGCGTAACGCCTCGCGAAAGGAACCCTGAACTATGAACCAGATCATCCGTCAGGCCTTCGCCGATGCGCAGGCCGCGTTCCCCTTCGTCATCGCGCAGGGGCGCAACATCGAGACCCGCATCTACCAGCGGCGCTACCCGACCTTCAACTACGGCGCTCACGTGCCCGTGGTGACGGAAGGGAACGCCTGGGCGATCGGCACGACGTTCTTCACTGTCGACACCGCAGGCGAGGCGAAGTTCCTCTCCGGCGCCGGTACCGACATGCCCTTCAACCAGGCCACGAAGGACATGGCCAGCCATGACTTCGCGATGATCGGCTCCGGCTGGGAGTGGAACCTCGAGGAGGTCAATCAGGCGGCCCTCTACGGCATCGACCTGAACGGCACCAAGGCCATGTCGGCTTCCGACAAGGTCGAGCGCCTGCTCAACTCGGTTGCCATGGTTGGCACGACCGAGAAGAACTGGACCGGCTTCGTCAACGACCCGCAGGTCTCGCGCGTTGATGTTGCCGCGGATGGCACGGGCTCTTCGACCTTCTGGTCGGCGAAGTCCAACGACCAGATCCTGCGTGACATCAACGACCTGATCTCCAGCGTTCGGGAGAACACGTCGGAAGTGGAGTGGGTCGACACGCTGCGGCTGCCGCCGGAAGCGTTCCGCCTCATCGCCACCCGCCGTCTAGGCGAAGGCGATGGCATGCTGACCCTGCTGGAATACATCCGCCGCAACAACGTCTATACGGCGGAAACCGGCCAGCAGCTCGACATCCAGCCGCTGCGCGAGCTCGCGAATGCCTCCCAGGACGGCGGCGGCCGCATGGTCGTGTATCGCCGGGATTCGGAAGTTCTCCGCTTCCACCTGCCGATGCCGCGCCGTGTCCTCCAGCCGCGCCAGAAGTCCATCATGGGCTTCGAGACCGGCATCATCGCCCGTACCGGTGGTACCGAATGGCGTCTGCCCGGTGCTGCCGCCTACGGCGACGAAATCACCGCACCGTAACCGGAGGATTAGCGATGAAAATCACCAACAATAGCAAGGCGCTCCAGGGCGTCCGTTCCAAGGGGCGGGCGGTCTACATCCCACCGGGTGAGACCCGCGACGTCGACCTTGAAGCCGTCGATCTCGAAAAGGCCAAGCGCCTCCGCTTCCTCAAGATCGAGGGCGCTTCCAAGGCTGCAAGCAACCAGGACGCCGACGGTCCGAAAACGGCACTCGAAGTGCTCGAAATGGCGAAGGACCAGAACGTGCAGTTCATGTCCTTCAAGTCGGCCGCCAAGAAGCTCCTCGGCGAAAAGACCCCGTCCACCAAGGACGAGATCGTCGCGGCTCTCGAAGAGCTGGCAACGCAGCCCTGACAATCAGCCCGGCGGTAACCTGCCGGGCCCACTCTTGCATCGGAGATCGACATGGCTGGATACGGCACGAACGACGGCTTCACGGCGTACGCAACCGAAGCCGGCTATGTCTTTCCCGATGGCACGACCGATGCCCAGAAGACCGCCGCACGTCAGCGCGGTTCTTTGGTGATCGATCGGTATGAGCCTCGGTTCAGCGGGCGAAGGACCGGCGGGTACGCCCAAGAGCGAGCCTGGCCTCGCACCGGCTCCACGACCTATTACGGCGAGGCGGTCCCTTCGAACGAAATCCCGGTCGCCATCGTCATCGCTTCCTACGAGGCGGCATTCCTCGAGCTGACGAACCCGGGTAGCCTTTCGCCAGTCGTGACCGGATCGCAAACGGTGAAGCGCGAGAAGATCGGACAGCTTGAAGTCGAGTATTCAAACTCTTCTTCAACGGACATCGACGATCTTGTGGCGCTCGCCACGCCTGTCGTGACTACGATCGAGGGGTTGCTCTGGCCGTTTCTCGCGCCGGTCTGGCCGGGTGCTTTGGTGGTGTAGCTCCAGGCATCGCGCACTTGATCAGAATACGCCCAGTGAGCCGAGCAACGAGACCATTCCGGCGATCAAAATAACGAATTGAGCCCTCTGCTTCATCGTAGGGTCAATTGGAAGCTTCTGCACGAGATAAAACACAACCCCGAAGAAGAGGATGGTCACGAGGATGCTGATTGTGGCGGACATGTCCCCCAGATCCTTGAACGAACAAAGAGCCTTGCGGCAATGAGGCGTAAATAAGGCTTAGCTCTCGAAAAGGAAGGGCGGAGGATGGCAAACCCGATCTATGCGCGCCTGCAGGCGACCGCGCAGCGCCTCATCGCCAAGTACGGCCAATCCGCTACTGTGAAGCGGATCACGCCTCCGGATCCTGTCTATGGCGGTGAGCCTGTCGTGACGTCCTACCCGGCCACGCTGGTGCCGATGGCCTACGAGGCCCGCTACATCGACGGCACGGTCATCCAGACTGGCGACATGCAGATTTACATCTCGGCCGTCGGACTCCCGATCGAGCCGACCGTGGGCGACGTCGTGACCGCTAATGGCGCCGATTACGCCATCATCAACGGCGACCCGAACAAATACGACGGCGTGACCAACGTCGTTTTCATCGTCCAAGGAAGGATAGCGGCATGAGCGTCATTGTTTCTCAAGCATAGCATCGCTCACCTCTCGGCCGGTGTGGCGCGGCCTGATAAGGTTCTTCAGCTCAAATCCCTGCCGTCGAGCCTCAGCTAGGTAGTCTTCCAGGGTGCTTTCGGAAACGGCACTCTCGCGCGCGATCACCCAAAGAAACTTACGATCAGGCGTGCCGACCAATGCGACCCGGTACTCAGGATCGATTTTGAGCACCCAATAATCGCCGTCAGTGAAGGGTATCCAGCGAAGTGCAGCCGGAAGAAAGTTGACTTTCAGCTTCGCGTTCGTCGCATCGATTGGCTCTGCTTGGCCAAGCGCTTGCTTGGGCTGGTTGTTGTTATCGAAACAGCGGTTGTCGACGCGGATCTTTCCGTCGTTATCAAGGGAATACTCTGCCGTGATGTCCGTCGCGGCATCTTCTTCATATTTGAGCGGCAGGCGGACGATCTCATACCAGCGCCCCAGATAGCGGTTGAGGTCGAGACTCGGAATTGCTGTGACTTCGCTCATGGCTTCGGTTCTCCTTCAATGAGGAGCGGCAACGCCTGCAGGGTACTTCGGTTCCCTGGCAAGAAGATTGGATAACCTATGACGTTTGATGAACTCCTCGCCAAATACGAGCCGGCGCTCGCCGCCGCATTCCGGCAGGCTATCGAGGAGATCAAGTCGGGCATCGTCCTCCGCGTCGTGGTCGAGCGGCTGGAGCGCGGCGACGTCAACGGCGCGGTCGATGCCATGCAGATCGAGCCGGAGGTGTTCTCCGCGCTCGAAATTGCCCTGCAGGACGCTTTCAACGCTGGTGGCACCAACGCAGTCGCTGAGCTACCGAAGGTCATGAACCCGCAAGGCAATCGCGTGATCTGGCGCTTCGGCGTCCGCAATCCTGTTGCCGAGGCGATACTGCGCGACCTGTCGTCGACGATGGTCACGCACATCACCGATGACCAGCGACAGGGCATCCGCCAGGCGTTGGAGCAGGGGCTTGCCAGAGGCGCCAACCCGAGATCGACGGCCCTCGACGTCGTCGGCCGGCAGAGCCGCGTCACCGGCCGCCGAGAGGGCGGCGTGATCGGTCTGACCCGGTACCAGATCGAGTTTATCGAGCGGGCGCGCCTGCATCTTGATTCCGGCGACCCGGACCTGATGAACCGGTATTTCGAGCTCAAGACGCGCGACAAGCGTTTCGACCGAACCGTTATGGCAGCCATCAGAGCAGGGAAGCCGGTGACCGGCGAGGCGCTGGCCAAGATCATCGGCCGGCTGCGCGATAAGAACCTGCTTCTCCGCGGCGAAATGCTGGCGCGGACCGAGACCATGATTGCGCTCAGCTCCGCCCGCGACGAGGCGATGCGGCAGCAGATCGAGGCCGGCAAGGTCCGGGCGCAAGACGTCACGAAGGTATGGCGTTCCGCCGGCGACAGCCGTGTGCGGCACACCCATCGTGTCCTCAACGGCAAGGCCGTCGGCATGGATGAGGTATTTCAGAGCCCATCCGGCGCGCTTCTCCGCTTCCCGGGCGACCCGCGCGCGCCCATATCGGAGATTTCCGGCTGCCGATGCCGGCTCGAATACAAGGTGGATCACATCGGCGCGGTCGTGCGCCGGTACCGCGCTGAGGTCGTTTGATGGCAACGCTCTCATTTAGCGCTGCCGTGGCGCAGTGGGCCGACAAGGTCGAGGGTGCCGTCGAAGCTATCTTCAAGGAGGCGACACAGGAGGTCGTAGAGGAGATGCAGAGGCCGGTCGGTCAGGGCGGCCGGATGCGGGTGGACACCGGTTTTCTCCGGGCATCACTGCTCGCGTCCTCGACGGCCATGCCCGCGATCAACGCCGCTGCCAGTCCTGCGGAAGGAAGTACCTACGCGCCAGACTTTGCTCAGATCGAAGCGGTAATCGCTGGAGCGGACATCGGCGATACGCTCTACTTCGGCTACACGGCATCTTACGCTGGCTACCGAGAATATGGCGCTAATGGACAGCCCGCCGATGGCTTCGTCAGGCTCGCAGCTCAGAACTGGCCGCTCATTGTGGATCGGAAGGCCTCGGAGCTGAAGGCTCGTCTGGGGCTTTGACGGCTCGGTTCTTGTCGCTGCTTTGCTCCATCGCCGACAGAAGCCCAAGCTGCAACAGTGTCAGCGCCTTCCGTGCTGCTCTTAAACTAGTTTCGCCCCGAACCGTGGCCGCCGTCTCGCGCCCCAACGCGAGCAGCGCCGCATGGATGCGCTCATAGACCTGATCGTCAGTGAGAGGCGGCTTCTCAGACATAGGTAACGGATATATGGCGGCAGGCACCGACGCAATCATCTTCAAGGCCGTGACAGACCGCCTCTTAGCAATGCCCGGTGTATTGCCGGTTGCCGCGCCGAACGTCGTGTTTCCGGCGGCAGGGCAGCCGCTACCGCCGAAATACCTTCGATTGACCTTCCTGCCCAACCAGACACGTCAGATCACCATGGGCAACGATCCGCAACAGAAGCGCGGACTACTTCAGGTCTCAGTCGTTTGGCCGGTCGGGCAAGGGATCATCGGCGCTCTCGATGTCGCCGACCAAGTGATCGATCACTTCAAGAACCAATCCCTATTCGCCTCTGGCGTGAAGATCACGATCAGCAGCGAGCCGTGGGCGGCGGGCCCGCTCCAAGAGGGTGAACGGGTGCAGATCCCCGTCACCATTCCGTACATCGCCTTCGAACCGGAGAACTGACATGGCAAACAAGGCAACCAAGAAGGGCAGCAAGGTCTATGTTTGCGCCACTGCCCAGAATACCGATCTAATCGAGTCCGCCTATGCGGCGCTAACCTGGGTGCAGGTTGGCAAAGTCGGCAATATCGGTGATTTCGGAGCCGAGTCGACGATGAATAGCTACAACACGCTAGATGAGCCGGTGACCCAGAAACAAAAGGGCACGGCGAATGCCGGTGATCCACAGATTGAGGTCGCCTCGGTGCATGACGATGCAGGCCAGGTCATCCTGCGAACCTTCGGCAATCCTCTGAACCTCGACAACATGGCAATCAAAGTCGAGCGCAACGATGGCGGGGAGGGGTTCACGAACACAATCTTCTATAGCCGCGGCGTCGTGTCTGGCCCGCTTTATCCGGGTGGCGGCTCCGACGACTTCGAGCTCGAGCGCTTCACGATCGGCCTCAACCAGCTGCCGATCCGCGTCAATCCAACCGTTATCCCGTAATCTGAAGGTGAATCATGGACATCTCCAAACTCGTCAATTCCGAAGACCTCTTCGAGCTCAACCTCACCGGCCCGGATACCGATGAGCTCGTAGGTATTCGTTTCATGATCCGATCCGCGGAGAGCGATGCAGTAAAGCGCGTCGTTCGACAGCACAGCGACAAGTTCCTGGCCAGCCGGAAAAAGAAGCTGACCGCCAGCAAGGTCGAGGCCGAATATCTCGACAAGGCGGCAGCCTCCGTCGCGTCCTGGGACTGGGGCGATCACAACTGGAAAGGCGAAAAGCCCGAATGCACCTTCGAAAAGGCGCGCGAGGTTCTCGAAGAAGCCGGCTGGATCTATGACCAGGTCGCCACGGCTTCGGAGGATCGCGCAAATTTTACGAAGAGCTTGGCGAAAGGCTCTGCGAAGCCGTAGCGATCGTCGCCCGCTACGACAGCGTCAAGGACAAGGATGGCGAGACCAGGCGGGAGCGCAACGAGAGTTTCGACACCGAAAGCCCTGTGGCGGAGGTGCCTGACAACGGCGCTTTCCTCTGGGATTGGTTCTGGGAGCTTCGGCAGGCGCAGCCCCCGGGGTTCTCCGGTCCCGTTCCCATCTCGAACGGTGAACTGGCATTCTGGTGTCAGTTGACTGGCAATATCATTCGCCGCGAGGAAGTCGCCACCATGAGGGCGATGGACGCTCGGTTTTGCTTCGAAATCGAGAAAGAATGCGAGGCGATAAAGGTGCGAGAAGCGAGCGCTTGAGCGCTCGCTCCCCCAATACTTGGTTGTCCAGCTGAGATACGAGCTTCCGCGTAGTCCCTTGGCGGGGCGGCTGCGCCGCCTCCGATCACTTGAACTCTTTCTTGGTGCCGTCTTCGTATAGGACGGCGCGAACGCAAGCGTATGCTGCGACTTCTTCGCGCTTCAGCTTTAGAAGCCGCTCGAAGGTCAGCGGCCATTTCTTAACCGTAGTTGCGGATCCACTGGCGGGAATTTCAATGTCACGCTCGAATGCGTCCGCCGCAACGTGCCCGCCAAGTGCATCTTTAAACCCGAAATCGGCATCGAGCATCCGGATCGGTTTCGGAGCGTTTGATTTCACGATGATCTGGACCTCCATGTTCCCATCGTCGAGCCGCCGCGCCGACCAATCACCCACTGAAAGAAGGTCGGCATTGCACGCTGCGTTAGCCTGTCCGGCTCCTAGGGCCATCAACAAACTGAAGCCGACAACAATACGCATGGATCGTCCTCCGATTGAATCGGCATGACGATAGCCCACGTTCTTAAAAAAGGAAAAGCCATGGCAGATGTCGCTACGCTCGGACTGCAGGTTGAAAGTGGCTCCGTCGAGAAGGGGGCCGACGCCCTCAATCAGCTGACGGGAGCGGCCGCCCGCGCAGAAGCAGCCGCAAACGGGCTGTCTGGGGCAAATCGTGGAGCAACTGGTGCGGCTTCTGCTGCCGCAAAGGCTTACGCCGCCGAGGGGGCGGCCGCCGCGTCAGCCTCGAAGCAGATCGAGATGATGAACCGGGCAGCTAATCAGAACCGCGCATCGTCGCGCGGCAATCTTGGGAATATTGCCGCTCAGTTCCAGGACATAGCTGTCAGCGCGCAGATGGGGATGGGCCCTCTGCAAATTGCCCTTCAGCAGGGTACGCAACTGGCCGCCGTCCTTTCAACTATGGAGAAACCAGTCCAGGGATTGGGTGCAGCCCTTTTGTCGGTGCTCTCTCCAGTTAGCCTGCTGACGATCGGCCTCATCGCGCTGGCTGCCGCTGGCCTGCAGATGGTTGATTGGACAAAGCTGGCTCAATCGGCGCTGATAGGCTTGTCGGATGTTCTCGAAACCATGGCCCCGTATGCAGTTGCAGCTGCGGCGGCACTGGCGCTGATCTATGCGCCCGCGATCATCGGCGGGATCATCTCGCTGATCGCGTTGCTCGGTCGACTGGTCGTTCAGCTTGGCATTCTCGCGGGAGCTTTCATTCTGGCGAACCCTGCCGTCGCATTCGTCGCCGGTATCACGGCGGCGGTAGCGGCGGCCAACATCTTCCGCGACGAACTCGCCAAGATCTTCGGACGTGACATTGTCGCCGATGCGAAGAACGCGGTGAATTTCATAATTGGTGCCTTTGTCGGAGGCTTTAACGGCATCAAATCTGCCTGGTCATTGCTTCCTGCAGCTTTGGGAGATGTCATCTACAGCACGGCCCAACTGGTGTTGAAGGGCACCGAACTGATGGTGAATAGGGTCATCTCAATGATTTCTGACTTCATCGGCGGTACCTACGATGCGCTCAGTGGCCTTGCTGGCAAAGTCGGCCTCGACATCGGCACGTTCGGCGGCATCGATCCAGTAGATTTCGGGAAGATCAGCAACCCCTACAAGGACAAAGCGTTAGAAGCCGCCAGCGGCATCACACAAGCGATGAAGGAGGCACAAGGCACCGATTTCGTCGGCGAGGGGCTACGTGTCATTGGTGAGTACGCCTCGACGGCAGCGGGAAAGATCAAGGATCTTGCCAAAGGCCTCGCCGATGTCGAAGAGAAGTCAAAGAAGCGGATCGGCGGCAAGAGCGAGCAGGAGAAGTATTCGGACATCGTCGCCGGCGCCGAGCGCCAGATCGCGGCGCTTGAGGCGGAGCGTGATGCTATCGGGCTCACCGAGCAGGCGGCAGCCGCGCTCCGCTACGAGACGCAGCTCCTGAATGAAGCCCAGCAGCGTGGTATCTCGCTCACGGATGCCCAGAAGAGCGAGCTATCGTCACTTGCGCAGGTCATGGCCTCGATCGAGGAAGAGACCCGCCAGATGGGTATCGCGCTCGATTTTGCTAAAGAAGTAACCGGAGGCTTCTTCGATGACTTCTTCGCGGGAATTGAGAACGGCAAATCGGTATGGGAGTCCTTCGGCGACGCGGCTTTGGGGGTGCTCGACCGCATCGCCGACAAGCTGCTGAACGACGTGCTCGATGCCGTCTTCCAAGTCAGCGGAGCGGGAGGCGGCGTTGGCGGAGGAGGGCTACTCGGATGGCTCTTCACCGGGGGCTCAAAGGTGGACCCATGGGCTGGGCTGCGGGGGTATGCAAACGGAACGAGCTCCGCTCGTCCTGGCGTCGCATGGGTTGGTGAAAAGGGGCCGGAGCTCGTCCGTTTCAAGGGTGGCGAGGAGGTCATTCCGAACCATCGCCTTCAACGACCGGCTAATGGCAACGTGGCGCCATCGGGCGGTCAGCTAAACCAGAATGGGCCGCGCGAGATCATCCTTCGGGTGATTGCTGAGGAGGGGCCGATGTTCAGGCCCGTCATTCGGTCGGAGAGCCGAGGCGTCTCCGTCGAGACCATAAAACAGTATGACGCGGCGAAGGCAAACATCTACCAAAACGGCGAAGACCGCTAATCTTCGATGGATTTCCCGCCTTGGATCACGGTGAAGATACTTTCGCCGCTCTTAGCCTTCCTCATTGATGTGAGGAATTCCTCCATTTCCTGCGCCATTACCTCGAAGGCACGTCGTGCACCGGACCGCTGCTCGGGTGTCAATTTCGGATCACTCGCGAATTTCTCCGCTGAGTTGATGTTCGATTTACGGGCGTTCTCTGTCATGGCCATCAGCGCCTCGTACTGAGATTCATCGATGTTCGATAAAGCGTTTGCAACAAACATAAACATAAAGCGATGGACATTCGCCCTGAATTCCAGGTCCGATACTTGCTTGACCAGCTTGCTGTGTTCATCGGCCAAGAGCTGAAGAACCTGCTGGGTTGTCCCGCTGAAATCGATTGTGGGCACTGATTCTGCTCCCTAATTCCCTACCGCTGCATATTGCGGCCATTACCCTGGATTGCAACCAACATGGCTGATCCGATTCCATTGCCGATGCTGCCCTGGCGAGACTGCCAGTTTGATCCCATCAATCCGACAGACGTTTCCATGATGGAGGGCCGGCGTTCCGAAGAGCAGGCCGCGGGCACTCCATTTTGGAAAGCGCAATACACGACGAACTGGATGACGCCGGCCTTCTACGGGTTGTTCGATGCTTTTGTCATGAAGTCGAGTTCGCGCGGTGCACCTTTCCTCGGATACGACCTGTTTCGGCCGCGCCCGATCGCCCACAACAACGGAAAGCCGCTCGCCGGCACGAAAGCAGGGGGAGGGGTATTCAACGGCGGCGCGGTTCTTCAGGCCATCACCAATAGCCGAACGGTCGTTGTTGCTGGTCTGCCTGCTGGTTTCAAGCTAACAGCGGGAGATTATGTCGAGTTCAGGATGTCGGCGCTCGTCCGGTCACTTCACCGGATCGTCGAGAACGCCACGGCGAACGCCAGCGGCGTGGTCACTCTCTCGATCATGTTCGGCTTGGATACTCAGCATTTCACTCCGTCGGCGACAGTCCATCTCGAGAAGCCGTCGTGTGTCATGAGTATTGATCCGGGCAGTGTGGCGGCACCGAAATCGTGGGCGGGTCGCGAAGCCTCTTTTTCCGCTACGGAGATGTTTTTCTCATGAGTGTGCTGGATCCTGCTGTCGAGAGTGCGCTCGAGACCGGCCGCCTTGCACGGCTCGACCTCATCCGCTTCGATTTACCCGGCAAGACCGTCGGCTACCATCGCGGTGGGAGGCCCTACACCTATAACGGTCTGACCTATCTTCCGAACCGCTTTCTCGAGCCGGGCGAACTGGTGAGCGCAGTGGGCGTCGCCGTGACGACGCGGACTATCGTCTTCTCAAACATCCCAGTCAGCAACCCCGAGGACGCAGTCTCTCAGATTGAGCAATATAATTATCAAAATGCTCCGGTGATCATCTCCCATCTGGCGGGAGATCCCGAAACGGACGCAGTCCTCGGTATTCTCGCCTCATCGATCTACGAGATCGACCAGGTCCGCTACAACGAAGGCGCGGTCTCAGGCTCCGAACGGACACTTACGATGATGATCGACCTGCAGCCGCCGGGACGATCGGCGCGAGGCTCGACCGGCGTCAAGCGCTCGCAGGCCGAGCAGCAGTTCGACAATAATCCGACCGACACGGGCCTGGAGCACGTGGCGACGAATGCGACCATCCCCGAGGAATGGGGCCAGGTCGCGCGCTGATATCGATCTAAATCATAGAGTATAGAACGGCTACGGAACGCTTGGGGGACAAAGCGGGTCCGCCTCCTGCCGTCCATACCGCTACCTCAGAGGCAGCCCATGAACCGCTTCCGCATCGTCGAAGCCACGCTCGCGCGTGAGCTTGCGAAACCCTATGCCTATGGCTCGGCCGATTGCTTCATGCTCGGCTGCGCCTTCATCGACGCGCTGACGGGCTCGGCCGTGGCCGACAAATACCGTGGCGCCTATCGCACGCTCGCCGGTGCTCAGCGGGCGCTGCGCCGGCGCGGGCATACGTCGCTGGTGAGCTTCTTCGCGGCCGAGCTCGGGCAGGAGCCGAAGGGCGGGGCGGAAGCGCGGCTCGGCGATCTTGTCATCCTGCGCCTGGCCGACGGCGCCGAGCATGTTGGCGTCTGCCTCGGCGGCCGTTTCGTGACCAAGACCGAGCGCGGCCGCAGCGATCATGGCCTTGCCGACGTCATTGCTGCCTTTCACCTCGGATAATCAGACATGGCAATCTTCACTTCAATCGCGACGGCGATCGCCGGTGCGCTGTTCGGCGGCTCTGCGCTCGCTGCCAGCCTCATTGGTGGTGCGCTCGCTTTCGGTGCCAAGCTGGCGATCGGCAAGCTCAGCCAGCAGAAGCAGCAGAAGCGGAAATACACGGCCGTCCAGGGCGAAATCCAGTTCGGTGGCGATGTGCCGGTCGGCACGCTCTACGGTGTCGGCAAGACGAAGGGGCAGCGGACTTTCTATGCCAAGTGGGGCAGCGGCAACAAATGGAATGCCGAGGTCTTCGTGCTCGCGAACGGCTGGTGCGACGGGCTGGAGCCCTACGTCTACATCTATGGCGAGAAGAAAGCGCTGGTATCCAGACCGGTGATCGGCAACGAGGTCGCGAACTATCATATCGAGGGCTTCGTCAACGGCTCTGGCGACCCGGTCTTGACGATCCGCTTTTACGATGGCAGGCCGGGCCAGTTGGTCGATCAGAAGCTGGTCGACGTCACGGCAGCTCTTGGCAACAAGTGGAAGAGCACGAGCGTCAATGCCGGCATCTGCTACGTCGTCGTCGAGCGCATCTATAGCGACAAGCTCTTCGGCTCGAAGGGGCGGCCGGAACTTGAATTCGTGCTGCGCGGGCTTCGCGAATACGATCCGCGCAAGGACTCGACGGTTGCCGGTGGCTCCGGGACGCAGCGGCTGAACACGCCATCGACCTGGGCGCACACGAAGAACCCGGCCGTTCACCGCCTCAACTATCAGCTGGGCCTTCGCGCGCTGGTCTCCGGCCGGACGCTGATCGGCGAGGGGAAGAGCCTCGGGCAGATCGATCTCGCCACCTATTTCGTTGCGATGAACGTCTGCGACACGCTGCGGGCGAATGGCAAGAAGACCTATGAGTGCTCACTCTTCGTCAGCGGCGACGATGACCATACCGAGGTGCTGAAGCAGTTCGATGATGCGATGGCCGGTTATGGGCTTAACCGCCGCGGCCTTTCCGGCGTCATTCCCGGCGCGCCGCAGATCCCGGTCAAAGACCTGACCGCGGCCGACATTCCTATCGACCGTGCCAAGGACGTGCAGTTCCGGCCGTCGGCCTTCGAGCGCTTCAATCATCTTTCCGGCCAGTTCACCTCGATCCAGTCGATGTGGAACCCGGAGAGCCTGAAGCCGGTCTATGTGAATGCCGACATTGCTGCCGATGGCCGTAATCGGCAGACGAGCGTCGATTTCCTGCAGGTGACCGATCCTGACATTGCGCAGTACCTGCTCAATATCCGCTACCGGCAGAACCGCATGGGAGGCAAGGCAACGGTTCCCGTCAGCCGTGGCTTCGGCCTGGCGGTGCAGGAAGGCGAGTGGATCACCTGGCGCGGCAAGAGCTGGCTGATCAGCGAATGGCGGGCCGACGATCGGCTGCGCATCACGCTGGTGCTCTCCGAGACCAGTGCGGCGATCTATGACGACGCTGGCATCCAGCCGGGCCCTGTCGTCATCCCGCCGACGCCGCCGATCAATCCGTCGCTGCTGTCGACCGTGCAGAACTTCAACGCTGCCGTCGGCATGATCAACGGTGCGCAGGGCTACGACACGCCGGCGCTCGTCTTCACCTGGACCCCGCCGGACGATCCGACGATCACGGCGGTGCGCTTCTCCTATCAGATCGAGGGCACGACCGAGCTGTTCGAGGATCAGTGCACCTCGCCTGAGGACGGCCTGTTCCGCACCACGAAGAACGTCGTCTCCGGCAAGGTCTACAATGCCCGGGCGACGATCACGACGGTGCCCGATCGGCTGCGCACCTATACGCCGTGGAAGACGACGGCGCAGCCGACTGGTTTGCAGACGCTACTCACCGGCCTGCAGCAGCTGCAGGACGATGCGCTGAACCGCTTCAAGGAACTGCAACAGGAGATGGACGAGTTCTTCCGGCCGCGGCTGGTCGAGCTGCTGGATGCCTTCTCGCTCGAAGGAGCTGTTGGACAGATCGAACGCCAGCAGATCGTAGCCTCCATAGGTGACGCGTTGGCGCAGATCACCGAGGAGCGCCGGGTCCGCGTCTCCGAGAATGAGGCAACAGCGCAACTGCTGACATATCTGCAGGCGAGCCTCGGCGGCACGAATGCGCGCCTGATCACCGAGGAGACTGTGCGTGCGACCGCAGATTCAGCGCTGAGCAGCCAGATCACGCAGCTCACGGCAGAAACCGGCAATAACGCGGCGGCCATCCAGACGGAGGCTACCGCGCGCGCTAATGCCGACAGCGCACTCTCTACCCAGATCACCAGCCTCGATGCGGAGGTTGGTGACAACCTTGCCCGGCTGATCCAGGAGGAGACCGCCCGCGCCGATGGCGACAGCGCGAACGCTTCCAGCATCTCTGGCGTGAGTGCCGATTTCAACGGGCGGTTCGCGCAGGGTCTGGTGAAGTTCGAAGCGGTCGCGGCGCCGACCGGCGTTGATGCCCGGTTTTCCGTCATGCTGCGGGCCGGCACCAACCAGAGCTTCAAGGTGTCGGGCTTCTACATCGAGCTCTACACCCAAGGCGGGGTGCAGAAATCGCGCATGGCGATCCAAGTGGATCAGTTTCTCGTCTTCTCTGGCAACAGCGGTCACCTCCCATTCGCCTTCGAAAACGGCGAGCTGAAGCTGGCAATTGCCAATATCGGCACGGTCAACGCCGGTCTTCTTCAGTCGCTGAACGGAAAAATGAAAATCGACCTCAACAACGGCACGATCGAGGTTTTTAGCTAATGGTCCGCACGATGATTGGCGTCGACAGTACCGGCGCCGGATGTGTCAAAATCATGAAGAGCGACGCTGACAATCCGCGCACGACGCCGGACAGCCAGCGCTCGAAGTTCCTCTACAACTCGAAATATGCGCTGAACGCGTCAATTGCCCATATTGAGCGTGTGAATACTATCCCCGGCGGAAGCGGTACCCAATACTACCCCGCCGGGTCTAAGAGTCGGACTCGAAAAGGTTTCAACGATATCCATATCTTGCAAGGCGTCTGGTGA